TGACAATAAAATTTACAAAATAATGAGACCAATTGTCTGGCATGTAGTTGATTGCTGTTTGTGAAAACATCCATCCATTGTTTCCATCCATGCTCTCCAAAAGTTCATTTTCAATGATGAATTGATCCTTTATGGGTATGTTAAAAACCCTCTCCATCACTAATCGAGATTCCTCAGACACAGTCTGGGTTGGTATTGTATTCGGCAGTGCGAACCACCTTTCCTTTTCCCACCAATTCATCTTTCGTACTATACTGTCTCTTATTCTAACATTGTCTAGTTTCAGTAACAATTTTGACATCACAGGAGCTACTATTGGGCAACCTGGATATTGATGCAATGCACTCAACACTTTGACTTTCAGCAATTGATTCTTAACATTGTTTGATGATTTGTGGTATTTTTTGTCTCCCCATCCTATTTTAGATATTATATACATTGGGTCAGTTAAATTTGTTGTACCAGTAAATATAATCCCACAAAAAGAAGCTTCATTAAAGTTGGGTTTAACGTCTATTTTAATGTTGAATCCCAATCTGGCATAATCCTCAGATGTGGGCACATTATCATTAGCGAAGACACACAATCCGTCATCCCCTTCAAAAACTCCCTTAAAATCATTTCCTCTCTTATATGTCAAAAATTCCATAACAAGGTAATTTGTCAGACCGTTTCCCAACGATGTATTCATTTCACCTGACATTCTTGTCCCTTTTACCTTGGTGCTATAGTGCTTAAAGTGTAGTTTATTTGTGCCTGCTATCACATCCATTATAGACCTGAGTTTCTCTTTGTCCTCAGGACCACAATCTGAACACAACCAACTGTAGGCAGTACCTTCCACCATCTTAATAATCTCTGGTGTAAAAGAACCCTCGAAGCTAGAATAATCAGTAGCATATGCTGGTCCGCTGAACCCCTCAAAAAGTTTTGTTATATACAATGGGCGTTCAGCGACAGGAATTTTCTTAATAAAGTATTCTTTATCAAAAACGACCTGCTCAATTGCTTTAAACACTGGACCTGCCAGGCACTTGAACAAATCACTTCTGCTATAAATTCCTCTAGCGTACTTATAATCAGTGTAGTTTTCATCCTTAATGAAACACTTAACAACATTAACCTTTCTATTTTTACAACTATTTACAAAGGATTCTTGGTTATTATTGTTCAGTTCAGTAAGTTCTAACTTTCTAGCATCGGTGTAGTTGGTTAATGGCAACCACTCTTCAAATGTTAAAAATCTTTCCACTTTCTTAAACCCCCTTTTTTCAAGAATCATGGGTATAAATTCCTTGAATTCTTTCAAAAGAGTTGCATCTACATCCGGTGTTTTCCCACAGATTCTTTTTACAAATCCCATTATCGAGGTGGTTGGTGATGAGGTGCAAGGTTTTGGTGGTACAGCTCCATAGAGAGCTAGAGGTAATCTAGTCCCATCTGCCCTCCTCTTATGGTTATCTGGGCCTTTATTTGGTTTTATTGTTATGTTCTTGAAAGATTCCCCAGGAGCTGGTAGTGGAATCTCTCCATAACGATAACCATACAGTGCAAGAGGAGGGCCTACATAAAATCCCCTGCCTTATGCAGGGAATTTCCTACTTCAATGTTCCGAATGTAGGAGGCATACAATGTTCCTAGTGCCAAGTTGTGTTTCCCACTGTACAGAGGAGCATTCACTTTTGAAGCATTGTTCAACAGTGTCACTGTGCTTGTCTTGAGCTTGTCATACTGTATATCCATGAAACTGACCTTGGAGCCGTAATTGGATAGCAATTCCGGTGAGAATTTCAAATGTTCTGTTTCTAATTTATGGTTATACTTCATCCCATGATTTCCTAATTTCCATCCAATGTCTGTTTTAGCAGATCTAAAAGTATGTACATAAAGTTCTTGCTCCGTTGATTGAAATACAGGGTCATTTTGTCTGTTTATTAATTGTCTCATGTCATGGCCACAATCACAAGGCCTGCCATTGTTCACTCTCATGCCACAACATGTCATTAATCTCTCTTCTCCAACATCAAAAGTTAAGGTTTCCGCTCCTACTGCTCTCCAGAACCATCTAGATAAAAACATTTCATTCCTTAGTTCCTCTATCATACGTGGGTTGGGAACCACAATTCTTCTGAATCCAGGTCTCAGTTGAGGCAGTGTGGACACTGATGCCAAATATTTTGCAAAATGCATCAGATAAAAGATCATTAATGCTACAAGAGTCATCAATATATATTTGAATTTTGATGTACTCATTCCCACACTGTTGAAGTCTATAGACAGGAATATCCAATAAGATTGTACAATTACAAAAGCACAGAATTTGACTATCTTCACAGCATTTTCTCTAAAAGGATTTTTTACTGTGCTTTCATTAAATTCCAAATCATCAACTATGGTCGCTGAGGCTATCAACCTCTCCATCCTTCTCCTTTCTGCTTCTTCTCTGTCCATATTTCTCTTATCTTCAGCGTTTGGCTCTACTGTGTGTTTCCCTCTGACATTCTCAACTCTCTCAGTTTCAACTATTTCTCCCTCTTCTGATGCATCATCATCACTCTCATCAATGTCAGATTCAGGTTCATCTGGTTCCTCAACATCTGAATCACTCTCAACATATCCTGAGGAGGAGGCAGTTGGTTGTTGTTCTCCGCTGTTGTTGTTTTCTTGCTCATCCTGATGAACCTTCATGTGTTCTTGAAGTTTAAGCCTGCTTGTTGTCATCATGCTACACTCAGTGCAATAGATCACGTTTTTAAATTTGCTGTCAAAATATTCCTTGGTGATTGTGGGACACCTATCCAATTTAACAATATCTCCTTCTGCATAATTTATCACTGCGATGTTAACAGACTTTCTCTCTCTACTCCACAATCCAGCTAATTTCCTATCAATTGTCTCTAATGTAATGTGACATCCAGGCATTACATGTTCCAAAATATCCTCCTGGTCCCAGTCCATGGGGAACCAATAAAAAACAAAATTTTCTTGAGAATTATAATGATTCATAAGATCCTCCGACATTTCCAAGCCAGTCATTATAAACCCTGGCTGGTTTATCATTGTAACTCCACCTCTCATTCTCTGTTTCACTCTGTATATTATTCCTGGTTCCAATTTTGTGAAAGAGTTTACCAATTTCCCATTCTCTGCAGTTTCAAAATAAAAATCATTAATGCCATATTTTTCTCTGAGTGTGTTTAATATGGTGTAATCACCTTGTGAGAATGAAATTTCTAGCTCATTTTTGCCTTGTGAGTCCACGAAGAAATATTTTCCTGTTTTCACAGGTATTTCTAATTCCAGCTTCATCAAATACAATAATCTCTCTGCTAATGGTGACGATTTATCAATTTCATTCCAAATTCCAAGGTATTTATTGAAGTCCCTTTGTCTTACAATTACAGGTTGTTTCCTCACATTTGCCAATTGTTGATACATAAGACCAAATTTAGCAAACCGTGAGACCTTTCTTCTGTTCCTAGAGGAGGGATATTTTTCCAGTTTCTCTGCTAAGTATTTAAGCCTTTCATCATAAGTTTCTGTTGTGGGTTTTGCTTTGCAAAATCTTCTATGGTTATGTATACGTTGTTGTTCCACATAACTTTTGCAATGTTCACAAAATACAGTCTCTTTTCTTTTTGGCCCCTCTGTGACTTCCTCTTCAACTTCTTTCTCTTTTTCTTTGTTGCTGCTGTTTTTTCCTTCCTCCTGCTGTTTGCCAGTGCATGTCTCTCTGTGCTTTTCATATTCCACTTGCAATACACGTTTCTCACATGTTTTGCACACAGTTGTGTCATGTTTCATCTTCTCATGCATCAACAGCAATGCATTTGTTGAGAATTGGTAACCACAAAATCTACATGTGGGTTTGCCCTGCACTGGGGCTTTTGTTTCTTGTAAGGTTGCCCCTTTCCTCGTTACACTTTCAACTTTATCTTCACGCCTCCTCGCTACAGCCAATCTGTAAGTTTCAAATCTTTCCCTAATATCGTCAAAATATTCAAAATTTTCCAACTCTTTTTCTGTGGCATCGCATTTGGGGCAGAAAAAGGTGCTGCCATCCTTACATAGTGTCTGCTTGCATCCATTTTTTCCACATTTTTTGTCAGTCTCATTTTTCCTATACCATCCATAAAATTTATCATGTTCATGATCAGACATTTTTCCTACATTGAAAAAATCAGCACAATAATAACAAAATGCAGTGTGTTCTTTCTTTTTACATTCACACTTGTCCTTTGTTGTGCTGCACGTTAAGCAAGTTTCTACTCTCTTTCCTCCTCCTCTCAGTCTGCATAACAATTCCAGCTTGTTATCTCTGCAAACTCTCCAATCATTATCTACAAAAGAAATACCCGATTTCTTTGTGATGAAATTATCATCTAAAACTGGTAATACATAATCAAATTCAGAGGGAAAAATTCTCCAAATCTTCTTTCCTAAAACTACATTAATCTTGATGCAATAACACCAAGGAACATGCTGTGATGACTTACCACAGCTCCTACACAAACTTCTAACTCCCTTATCAGTTGCCTTTTTTTCAAAAGTGCAATATTGATCTAAGAATTTGTTAACTTTAAACCCGACCACATACTTTTCAGTAACCTTGTTTTGGGAACTTGAACCGTTAAGTTTCAAGTTTTTGTCGTTATTAGACGTATG